TCGCACACGGAGCGGACGATGTGGTCGCGGAGGCAAAGAACCGCTGTCCCGTCTATACGGGAACAGATAAGCGCGTGGTAAAGGGTGCACTGCGCGACTCTATCCATAAGCGACCGCGACGCAAGGACGGCTCCGTTTGGAGGATCGCGGCAGATGCAGAGTCTCAAGATGGCGTATTCTACGGTGTGCTCGTTGAGTTCAGCCCACGCATCAACCGTCCGTTTCTCTATCCCGCGCTCGATGCCAAGAAGGACGGTATTCGTTCTGCTATCGTCGATGCCGTAAGGTCTGCCATTCGGAGGAGAGGGAAATGAGTACGGCACGGATGGTGTATCAGGCACTTGTGCGCTCGAAGGAGCTGACGCAGCTTCTCGCTCACGGGAAGAAGAGCATCTACCACGGGTGCAGTCCCGATGCAGGGACGTATCCGATTATCGTCTACTCCGTCATTTCGGATGTTCCCGCACTATCGGCAGACGGCACGGAACTGGAACGGCGAATCACGGTGCGTATCCATATTCTGACGAAGGATGGACGGTTTCGGGAGATTCATCGCGCTGTGCAGAACGCGCTTCTGCCGCTCGGCTTTGTAAGGGCGCAGACACAGGAGTTCGTTGAGAAAGACATTTTTGTCGAAATAACAGATTACAGAACAGCAATGGAGGGAGAATAATATGCCAAGTCCAACACCAACAGCAAAGCCCGCAGGGAATCTGACAAGCGGGCAGTTCATCAACATCCAGAAACTTCACATCGCCAAGATGCTCACCGATGTGGCAGGGGGAGCGGCGACCTACGAGGCTCCGATCCCGCTCGGGAAGCTCCTGCGCAAAGTGGACATCAAGCCACAGACGAATCAAGCGGAGCTTTTCGCCGACGGGCAGTCCGTAGATACGGCATCCAATACCGCATCCTACGATCTGACCTTCGATACCGCCGCGCTTCCTTTGGAATACACGGCTTATCTTTTGGGGCACCCCATCGAAAACGGCGTGATGAAGGCGGGCAAGGACGATGTCGCGCCGTACTTTGCCGTGCTCTTCCAGTCGGACAAACGCAATGGGAAGAAGAGGTTCACCAAGTTTTACAAAGTCCAATTCACGGAACCCTCCGAGAGCGGCAACTCGAAGCAGGAGAGCATTCAGTTCGACACGCCGACACTGACGGCAAAGGCGATCTACCGGCTCTCGGATGGGCTGTCCTATGCCAAGGCAGATGAGGAGGCCGCGGGATTTGCCGCAGAGACAGGATCGAAGTGGTACGAGCAGGTCTGAGGGAGGTCACGATGGAAACACCGATGCTGCATATTGCGGGCAGGGAGATTATGCCGCATCCTCCGAAGATGAAGGTATGGCGCGAGTTCCTTGCCTTTTTTGATGCCGACAAGGAAGGTCTGAGCCTTGAAGATTTTCTGGACGAGCACGTCCGTCTGATCGTCCTCGGATTCGATCGGGAGGAAGTTACGAAGGAATCCGTGGAGGAGAATGTCGATGTTGCGGACATTGTGCCGCTCACTCGTGCGCTTTTCCGATGGATTCAGTCGCTGACCTTCTCCAAACTGGTGAACCTCCCAAACGGGGAGACGGGGAAAGAGGCGTAGTTCTTTCTCCGTACCAGAATTTACTGCGCTACTACGAGCGACTGCAGTCCGCCTACGGATGGACGATGCACGAGATTGATTCACATGAGATTGGATTTCTGCTCGATCAGCTTGTAGTGACGGCGATCTGCGAAGAAAGATCGTCCGAGCGATTTATTGACGACGTGATGTAGGGAGGGGATAGAGTGGCAAAACGGGGACAAAAGATTGATGAACTCTATCTCGACATCGGTCTCAACATCGCACAGCTGCAGATCGATTTCGACACGGCGGGCAAGACCGTTTCGGATTCCATCGCACGGCTGAACAGCAAGGCGAACAACATTCACCTCAAACTGGATGCCGACCTCGCCAAACTCGACGGTGTGGGTACGGAGCTGGACAAGATCAAGGTGCGCCACCAGGCGATCAACCGCGAGTTGGATATTCAGCGGCAGAAGGAACAGATTCTTGCTGCTGTCCTCCAATCCGCAAAGAAAAACGATGGCGCGGACAGTGCGTCCTATCGCCGTGCCGAGAGCAATCTCCTGCGTCAGCAGAAAACGGTCGCCCAGACAGAAGCGGAAGTCCGAAAGCTCAACACGCGCCTCAAGGAAAGCACGGTTCTCTCCGGCACGCTCGGTGGGCGCATCACAGCGGGGATGACCGCAGCGCAGGCAGGTGTCAAAAACCTAACGAGTGGATTCAATGTGCTGTCTGCAAAGATGGCTGCCGTTATGGCAGTTGCGGCAACAGGCGCAGGGCTGTTCAACATCACAAAGGACGCGATGCTTGCGGGTGAGAATGTCTACAAGCTCACACAGAGGCTTCACGTCTCTGCGGGTGAGGCGGCGGCGCTCAATCGGGTGTTCCAACTTGCGGATACGGACATTAAGAGTGTCATACCTCTGATCGCTCGTCTCGATAAGCAGGTATCTGTGGTAGGTAATAGCGGTAACGATACCACACGCGCACTCTCGCGTTTTGGTATTGCGCTCAAAGATCAGCAGGGCAATCTCCTGCCGCTCAATGAGCAGCTGGCGCAGCTTGCCAAAGGATACAAGACGGCAAGCGAAGCGGGGATGGAGGAAGCGTATACTGCCGAGGTGCTCGGTGCGCGTGGCGCGGCTCTTATTCCGATTCTTGAGCAGTATGACGATCTGATGACCATTTCCTCGCATGTTAAGACTACGGGACTGCTCGACCCCGAACGGGCACATGAGACATACCTCAAATGGCGCGAAATGGAAATGGAAGCGGGGCAGCTGAAACTTGCCCTTGGCGCGGCTCTCCTTCCTGCCGCCGAAGAGTTGATGCCCGAGATCAATGACGGCTTCGAGTCTCTTGTTGAAACGATTCGGGACAACAAGGACGAAATCAAGGACGCCGTACTCGGATGGGGTGAAGCACTTAAGACCGTTGCCGAGCTTGCGGGCTTTGTGGGCGAACAGATTCACAAGGTCAACGAACACGCCGAGGCAAATTTGTGGCTCCTCAAAAAACATCCTGTGGCATCTCCGCTGATTGCAATCCCGTTCCTCGGTGGTACGGTTCTCGACGTTCTCTATGGGGATGAATACAAGCAGTACCAAGAGCAACAGAAGATTGCCAAAGAGAAAGCTGCGGCAGAGGAGAAGGCGCGTGCCGAAGCGGAGAAGAACGCCAAGGCGCAGGAACAGAACGCCAAAGCGGCGCAAATTCGTGCGGCGGCTGAGAAAGATGCCGCAAAGACAGTCAGTGAATCTGCAAAGATGACCGCACAACTGACGGACAGTTTATATACACTGACTCATACGGACATCCAGAACAGCCTTCACGCTCTGGATCGCGAATCCTTCCAGTTCTTCCAGAAGGGCGCAGATCCGCATCTAATCGACGAATACCGCTTGGCGAAGGAAGCGAAAATTTACGCCGATTTTCAGCGGGACGTTGTGGATAAGGCGAATGCGCTCTACAAGACGAATCTGCAGAACAAACTGGACTCCATCGCCCGTGAAGCCGATGCCTTTCGTCAGAAGGGCTTGGACGAGGTACAGACACAGGCGTGGCTCAGTGAGAGCAAGGCACGAGTGATGGAACAGTGGGAGCGGGATGTCGCGTCAAACATTGACTCCATCTGGAAGACCGAGCTTGAAAACCGTCTTGCTGAAATAGAGCGAGAGAAGGATGCGTGGGTGCAGAAGGGACTGGATGAGGTTGAGGCGACACGCTGGGCGGAGAAGCAAAAACTCGATGCCAAGCGCAACGTTGCTCTGGAAGTTCTGCACTCCCAGAAAGAGGAACTGCAGGTATTCAAGAAGTCCGGGCAGGTCGGATTGATGCAGTACCTTCGCAAAAAGAACAAGTTTACGGCAGAGGACTTGGGGCTGACACCGGAACTCCTGCAACAGTTTCAGTCCGGGCGTAAATGGGCGATGGAGAATCTCCTGCCGAATTTCGCTCCCGAGAAGCGTGAGGACAGTTCCCGCATCCGTGTCAATGGACAGGAATTCTCGTATGCACAGATGATGGCAGGGCTTGGACAACAGGCGCAGAGCATCCAAACTGCGGGGCAGAATGTGCTGTCCTCTCATAATCAAGCACAAGGTTCTCCCTCCATGACGGACAATCGCCAGATTCACATACAGGTGCAAATCGAGAACGCCGTTACGGAGGATAACGAGGGAATGCGTATGCTCGCCGATCATGTCGCCGACCGCATCCGACCTGCCGTTGAGAACGCACTTGGAGGTGATTCCAATTCATATTCACATTGGTGAGGTCAGAACGCTTTCCGTTGAAAACTGGCAGATCGTTCCCGATGATCGTCAGCAGCTCTTGGAGATTGTCGGCGGCGCGGTCGTGCAGGATTTCGGGCATATTGCAGAGGGCGACCGTATTTCCTGCGCCATTGTTGTGACTGCCGTCGATTGGGAGAAAATCAAGAGCTACTGGGATAGCCGCACGATGGTGTCCGTAACGGACGAGGGCGGGAATCTCCTGCCCTCCATGCGTGTTGTGGTGAAGTCCTACGAGTACGTGGCTCATTTTCCGAAGGTATATAAACTGTCTCTGGAACTATGGAGGGTGTGACAATGGCAGAACTCCTGCATATCTATATGAACAATCCAACCGAGGGCGGCAAGGACGGAACGGAGGTCAGCTCCGGGACGGAACTTGCGCCCATCTCCGTCCTCCTCGATGCGGGCAAGGGCGAGCAGAAAGCCGTCAAGTGCGCCGTGCGCTGCGAGAGCGGCTTCCACATCGACGGAACCTTGACAGTCAAATTCGTCGGCGATCATGCGGATAAGTGGAAAGCGGCAATCAATAACGGATACACGACCGAGACCGCATTGGAGTCCGCCGAGTGGAAAGACAGTATCTCATTATCCAATGTCGGCGACACGAATACCGTATTTTGGGTCAAGGCACTCAGCAGTGCAGATGAGCCGCCGCAGCAGGATGTGAGCGTGGACATTCAGGCAGAGGGACTCCTAGTCTCGAATTGAGGAGGTTTGTATGGCGTTCAAATATATCAATCCGGGCTATGCGGAGCTGCTTTCGGTTCGTGGCGGCACAACGGTGACGGGGGAGCAGTACAGTAAAACGGGAGTGTCATTCTGGCAGCCGACCAGTGACAAAGGGCTGATGATTTCAGAATTCCCTGCAGAGCTTTACGGGAAACTGGATCTGTACTTCAAAGCACCGGAGAATGCAGACCGTGCCAAACTTACCCTTGCAATTGGAGGCTACATCATCGTTAGTGCGGAAACGTCCTGGAGCAGGTGGCGCATGAAGGGAGACAACAATAACGATACCATTGCCACTTCCGACAGCATTCGCGTAAATGCAGTCAATACCTTGTGGTTCCGCGTCAAACCGGGGCAGAACAATGACGGTATCTTTCGGGCAATCCTGAACGAACGTGAGGTTTATAACAAGCAGGACTGCTCTTTTTGGTACGCCTACAGTTCCAGTGAAAAGACCATAACGATTTACAGTAGAACCGAGGATATCCTCATTTCGAATCTCATTCTCTCGGACGAGGAGATCAGTCCGAGAGAGCAGGTTATCATGCTGCCCTTCCAAGCGACGCAGACGAACATGACCGACTGCGGCGATGGAAGTTATGAGGCGACGGCTGCGAATCAGGAGCTTTTGCAAACGGCCGATGTTGCCGCCCTATCCGCGCAGTATGGCGCGGACTCGCGTGTGACGGGGATTTCTCTCATCGGGAATCCTGCCTATCGCACGGCAGAAGGGCTGTGTGCTTTGACGGCGATTGAAAAGAGCGGCGGGAATATCACGGAATACGGCAGACATATCGCCGAACAGAATCCGACTTCCACCGTTATGGACACGCGCACTGTCTCCATGACGATTGCAGAACTCACGGGGCGGCAGTTCGGATGGAGAGCGGGGACATGAGCATCAAGCTGAAACCGGCCGTCTGCATTGCGTGGCTGCCGTTTGGCAGGATTCACCTCAAACAAATTATATATGCCACGGTGATTCCCGTATTTCGTCAATCGGTCAAAGTCAGTGGAGATACGTCACGCCGTCTCAACGTATCTTGTTCTGTTCATGCAGATACCCTACGCGATATTCGGATCGTTAAGCAGATCAAGACAACAGGTGACACACAGCGACGCATCGGTCGCTGCGATATGGCTCTTGGAGATACGAAGCGCAGACTCATTAGGCAGTCGCGGATTCTTGCAGATACTAGGATTGAGATTCCCCACACGCTTACCTACGCAGACTTCAAAAACCGTGGCATTCGCTCGTTCTCTGTGACGCTTGGGGAACTCTCTCTTTCCGACAACATCCAACTTGAAACCGTTCAACCGCTGTCTGTCGGCGCGTGTGTAGAAGGGAGGGTGATGGACTATGCCTTTCGCTTTCTCGTGGAGGAAACCAGTCAGCGCGGCATTGTGCAGTCTGTCAAGGGAACGTATAGCAGGGATGTGTTGCTCTACACACCCATCCATATCTACGTCGAACGGGCAAAGGTGTCGCGCTATACGGCAGAAATTGCATCGGCACTCGGGCTTCGGCTTCATCATCTGACCGATGATTTCACACCATCCCAGAACTTTGAGGGCAGCGGAATGACCTACCATGACTTCATCTCCGCGCTCTTCGGCTGGACAGCGAAACTGCCGCAGCGGCAGATCAACGTCTTTATTCGAGGAGATACGCTCCATATCATTCAGCGCGGCATGGAGGAATCCGTCATTGACATTACGAACTGGCCGCACGCACAGCCGACCATCGAGCGGAAACTTCTGCGTTCCGTCTGGCACAGCTCACACAACGATTCCACCGGGGCGCACAACGAGGAGGACACTGTACCCGTTCCCTTCACCGGCACGATTTCCTTCAAAGAGATCAGCCGCACTTACTCCAA